CGCCCGAGCAGAGCGTTCAACCCATCCGCAGTCAATCGCTGGCCGGGGATATTCGTCGTCAGCCCATGCTGGATCATGCTACGCAGTTGCTGTGCCTCTTGGTTGCGATCGTTCCAGTAGGTCGCCGGGCTGAACATGCTAGGCTGCGGAGGGTTACGATAATCCGGCATGTACTGCTGGATCGTAGAACGCACACCTTCGGGTATCTGCGCAGCCATCGTCTGGTAGTTCTGGACAGACTGGTTGAACTGCTGACGCAGCGCCGATGTGTCTGGAATCGAACTACCTTGCGGAGTAGTTTGCGCTGGCGGAGGGGCAATCCCTGTAAACACAGGAACGCCGTTATCCGTGCTCTTCTGGATCGTCGTATCGCCGTATTGATGAGTACCATTAGGCATCTTAGGCATGGCCGCCACTCCTTATGACCAGCGGCGAGGCTGCGCACTAGGGTCGTCGCCCGCCAAAAATCGAATCGTTTCGCGCTTGAGATCACGCAACGCCTCATACCAAGAGCGCATAAACAGGTCAGCGTTCAGCACGTTCGACCCATCCGCGTCGTTATTCCGCAAAGCCCGGTAAGCCATCCAATCAGAAATAGCCATCGCGTACTCTTCTGGCAAAGGGATGTCATCTCCGATGTCTATCGCATCAGGAACATAAGCCCTTGAGACAACGAGGTGATATACCTGATCCGGGATCGGATGGAGAATTAGCCGCTGCTGCGCTGCGTCAGTAGAGTATGCTGAAGGGCATCCGCTCCACACCCGCAATTTCATCCGCCGGTTGTACTGCAACAGGTAGAACTTACGTTCAGGCATGAACACCTGAGTGACTGAGATGGTGCCTTCTGGCACATCATATCCTTTCTCGCCTGCGAACGTATAGAGGTCGAATTCGTCAGTGAAAAAGTGCGTCTTGCGGGCAAGCTGTTTGAGGCCCTCGTTGAGATACCTAACTAAGGCATCGTCCGAAAACAGGTAGGGCTGCTGCTGATCCCTGAGTACTTCCGCGCGCACATGAGAAAGGAGGTCATCAACCAGCATGGCTTAGTCCTTAGACGTCTGCGAGGATGTCGGCAATGTTGTAGTCATCAGTGCTTGGCTTGGAAGGCTTTACTACCTCCGACACCGCAGCTACTTCCGGTCGACGAGGTTTACGGGTTTGGGTAGCAGTTGACGCAGTAGAAGTCTTTGCGGGTTTGTCAGGCTCAGCCACCTGTTCTGCAGGAACCACCTTTCTCGTTTCTTGATCGACTTCGACGACCTCGAAGGAACCCATCTTCAACAAGGTATCCGAATAGAGGAAAAGGCGTCCGCTATTATCCCTGAGCATCTTCATGATTGTCTCCAAAAAATAGGGGGCTTGCGCCCCCTATGTTACACCACTTGTCGGCGCAATGCCATCACTTGATGTAGGCAACCGCAAGCGCTTCCGGCTTGATGACCTTGTAGCCATACACTACGAGGCCACGAATGAGGTCGCCGAAAGTCCGCTCGGAGCGGATGGTCTCGGTCTTAGTGAGCTGCGTAGCGAACGTCGTCGCGTAGCGATGCCCAGCAAGAATCACCGAACGCCAATCACCAGTGCCGCTGGTGTTGATCGGCAGCAGGTTGGAGTTGTAGATGGTAAAGCGGTCGATCATCCCGACCATGCCGTTGCGCAGGGGGGACGTAGTGTCGCCGGTGATGTCGACTTGACGGATGTCGGAGAGCTTGAGCAGCGTCGTCGCCCAGAACGGCATGACGAGGAACCGCCCATCTTCCGGCACATTCTGCTCATCGAGCGCTTGGCCCATGTACAGAATCAGGTCGAGGATCGTGTTACGGTCAACCGCAACCGCAGCAGATGGGGTGCCAAGGTTGATGTTGCCAGAGACACGCCCGGCATTAGCGCCCTGGTTGGCAGGAGCAGCATTAGCAGGCATGTACGCCAGCACTTCCGTATCGAGTACGATCTTCAATTGCTCGGCAGCATCGCGGGTCCAGAGGTCCATCTGGTTGATGTCCTGCTGCTTGGCAACCACATCGTCGATAGCGGCTTGCCAGTACTTACCCTTGTCGATCAACAGCTCGATCGTCGTCGCGGTCGGGAAGTCGGTCTGCAGCGGCTCTCCAATCTGGTAATCCCGGATGGAGATGGTGGGCATCGTACGGATGATCACCTTGTCGCCGTAGCTGGAAATTTCACCTTCATAATCGGTGTTGGTGATCTGCGACAAGACCGTGGCATCGTAGTACTTCTCGATGATCTTGGTCGACCAAATTTCCGGGATGAACACACCGGAATAGTTGGGGTATGCCCCATTCGCGTTAGGGTACGCAGGGTTGGGGGCGACAGGATTACGTGGAAAAGACATGATCTACTCCTTATCGGGTGAAATCGACGCGGCCTTCGCGCTGAGCGCTGAAGATTTCACGTTGCAGCGCGTCGAACTCTTTTTGAGAATACTTCCGCCTATCGCGGAAAACCTGGGCAATTTCCGATCGCGTCCAAATCCTCTTTTCAGTAGAGGCTGGCGGCGTCGGACTCTTGCCGCGCGAAGGGGCCACTTTCCGCTCAAGGTTCCTGGCTGGTTCTGCAGTAGCTTGCGTCTGCCCTTTGCCGGTCAAAGCCTTGTATTGCTCGAAAATGTCCGCGATCGCGTCGACATCAAAATTCGCCATGCCCTCTTTCACGAGGGACACGCGCGCACGACTGGACTGTAGCCACTCGATGAACTCTGGCGAGCTGTCAATCTCTCGCCAATCCGGTACCCGCTGCGCCAATGCTGCAAAGAACCGCTCTTGCTGGGTCTGCTGGGTAACGACTGCAGCTTCCTTGGCCACACGTTCCGTAGTCCCCAAACGCTCTTGCAACTTGGCAATCTTGCGGTCAATGGCGCGATAGACCATATCGACGAACTCGCTGCCAAATTCCTGACGATCTTCGGTGTCGTCGAACGAATCCTGCGCGGGCGCGGATGGAGTATCAGGCTTGTGTGCTTCCGCCATTTGCGACAGTAACAGCTCAAGCCGCTTAATCTCTTCGTCCTTGGCGCGAATCATCCCTTGGAGCGTACGGAAACGCTGCTCGGATTTTTCCAGCTCAGCACGAATGGCTTGCAATTGCTCGGCCATCGGATCAGAAAGACCAGCAAGTTCAGGTTGCGAAGGCTCTTGATTAGGGGACGGAACATCGTTCGTAGAATCCGGCGATTGCATATCCGCAGCCAAGTTCTGGCTATCGGTTGGCATTTCGTCCGGGCGTTCTACGGGGCCAATGGAGACTTCGGCCGACTGTGCGGACATTTGCTGGGCCATAATCGCCTCAGCTTGTTCCCGCTGCCGCCGCACTTGTTCAGGAATAGCCATCTTTAGTCCTCAGTCGTGATGAAAGAAACCAGAGTGCGAATCGTGCTCAAAGCACCCTGCACTTGATGAATGGTAACAATGTCCGTGCAGGAAATCAATTGGTCGATGTAATCTTCTTCCACTTTTCGCAAATAGTCAAGTACCGCCGGGTAATTGCGCAACGATTTTAGTTGCCGCAGCTCATTCGGATCGGGTCGTCGCATAATCAAACCCCTACGCTAGAAATGGCGGATGGGCTAGCCACATCCATTGTCGGAGTACCCGGAGCATTAGGCAGTGCCTCATTCGACGGCGCTGGGGCTTGCATTGGGTTTTGCTGCGGCTCCGTTTGCAAGCCTGCAACCTTATTCGGCGGCACGATCTTATTGACGTCCATGCCCAGCGTCTTAGCAATCTCGCGCAAAATGGCAGCGCGCCCTTCGACTCCGACAATCTGGCTGTCGATCGGATTGGCGGTAATCTGCAAGAACTCGTTACGGCGCATGCGCAAAGTTTCGAGCTGCATGAGGCTGGCCACCCCGCGAGCAACCACCTTGGAATCGCCCTTGATATTCTCGTCGTCGGAATAGATCATGTTGTGGGTGAAGAGCTGCTGCAAGAGTGGCGTCATGATGTGCGAGTCGATCGTCTGAACGACAGACTTGATGCCTTTGTTCGCAGCATCGAGCAGCATAGATAGTCCCGACGCCGTGCGAGCCGGACCGCTTACCTTATCCGAACCTGCCATGTACCGCGGGATAAGCGAGAAGTCGTCCGCCAAGGCGTAGAACCTGTCGAGCACCGTCAGCAGGTCTTGCACGTTTGTCGTCGGCTGGAAGAAGTCGACCGGCCGCAACGAGTTGTTACCGAACTGCGAGTCATTGACCTGCCAAATCTTCCACGGATGCAACGACGTTATGTCTTCTCCGGCTGGCAGACGATCTACATTGACTACCACCTGTGGGCCAGAGGCAATCGCCATGTTATTTACAAGCGAACGGATAGCCGCGTTGCACACCCCTTGAATGTCCGACAGAGTGTCGTACATGGAGTAGCCCCAAAAATACCCAGGGATCGGCTCATAGCACGCCTTGTAGTAAGGACGGCGGCCCATCGGATCATCGTTCAGGACGGCCTTGATCACCTGATCATCAATGAGCCACACCGTCGCCTCGTAGAATCGTTGCTCGTCTCCGTCGATGCCCTTCACACCCCACTCACGCAAAAGCGCACCGCTGACCGGCCCATGAAACTCCAGTACGTCGACGAAGTTGGAGTACTCCGACGTTGCCATTACCGTGAGGTCATTTGCCTCTTGGCCGTTCGATGTCTGCCAGTGGTCGATCCACCGATAAGAGCCTCGCGTTTGCATACGGGCAAGGATTACACGAATCGCCGCCTCGTCGTACCCATCGACGTCGATCAGATTATAGAGGTCGTTCGCTGTCAGCGTCAGGTGTTCGATGATGTACCCTTCCTGCGGTGTTGCAGCGCCCGGAGCAGGGTAGATATTGAACGGATCGACCGCCTCGAACTCCATCACGATGTCGGACTTGATCTCAGGCACATACGTTCCATCGACGACAGACCACGTCATCGTCTCTCGCTTGCGGAAAATCGGCCCCTTGAGGATCGCACCAGGGTATGTTACAAAGTGCGAGATGAACTCGGAGAATGCGTCAGGAAATCCGCCTTCAGCGAGCTGGTCGGCGATCAGGTCAGCCATGCGCTGCGCACGGGACTCTGCAATGTCCTTGAGTTTAGATCGTTCCATGTCAATGCGGTCATTGAGCAAACCCAGCACATCGACGTCGGAGAGATTCTTACCTGCGACCACCATCGCAGCAACTTGTGCGCTAACCTCCTTGCGGACTTCAGAAATCTTATCGGCTGGCAGATCAGGCTGTGGCGTAGCCTCGATCGTCCAAGGACGCTCCTCCTGATTGAGGAAGATGTCTTTCAGCCACGCCTCTAGGATGCGAGCCTTGTTTGCCACAATACGGGCATACTCAGTCGAGCCGCCAGTAGTCATGATCTCACGCAGCTTGGCAGGTGTGTAGATTCCCTGCCGGGCATACCTGGCTTCTATGAACCGCTGCAAGTCTTTTTGCTTGTGCTGATGCGCTTCGTCCCAGCACTTGCGGATATAACCCGCAAGACCTGACAGGTCTGCGGGAAACTGCGCATCTTCGCCATCCATGCTTTGGCTATCCGCCTTACGCTGTTCATCAACGACTTCTTTCTGCGACATCACGCGGATCAACCCAATTGCGCTAGCCATTTAGCACCTCACGAAAATTATCCGAACGCCATCTTAGTGGTTTCTACGCAGTCGTTGGACCAAGTGCGCCGTCGCGCCATGTTTATCGAACGCTGGCTACCCCACTGCCCCGATAATGTATCAGAAGATGTTGTCTGTGCGCCAAAACTGACCTGATAAATCGACGAAGCGATCTGGGACAAGGCCCCTGCAGCGCGCATCTGGATGCTACGTAGGGCAGCATCGAGCTTGGCATTGGTACTCGTCGCGGTCGCAGCCAAACTCCACGAAGCGTGATCCGTCTGCAATTCCGATAGGGCGACTTCCGCGTCCGCTAGATTCTTGGACAAGTCGGCCTGTACCTTCGTCTCATCGGCGCGAAGCTTCCGTTCCTGAGCAGAAACGGCTGTCGATAGCACTTGCATGGCCGAGTTAGCCGCTGAGCGCAAGAGGCTGAAGTAATTGCGCTGTGCTCGCGCAGCCGTGTTGAACCGCTGCATCTCCTCATTGAACACCGACAGAGTAGAGCGCAGATAATCCTCATACGCAGAAATGCGCCGTTGCTCGGCAGACCACAGCCTCCGGTAGGCATCGACGTTCGCCGACGTCACCTGAATGCCAGAAGAATCCGCACGGATAGCAGCCTCATATGCCGCGAACTTGTCCGTAAGCCAATCGAACGCTTGAGAGTAATTCCGCACCGCCTGCTTGTACGCCTCGACATTCTGCTGCACGATCTGCAAATTAGCCATTGCCCCCTCGATCTGCGCCGCATACACGTCCAATGGAATCACGCTGCGTTCGACCTCAAGCCTGGCAACGTCAGCACTGGCCTTATAAACCCCGACGTCGGCACGGTACATCAGCACTTGGGATTGCGCGTTGCTCACATCGACACGGGCAAGAGATAGCTCTTCAGCTTTGGCTGATGCTACATCCAGCACACTATCCACGTAGGCGTTGTACGCCTCGACATGGAGCCTCAACCAGTCATAGAACCGATTTACGATTGCCGCCAGAGCGTTGTATACCGCCGCAGCGATCTGGATATTGGCGCGATACACCTTCAGATTCTGCTGGACGTAACGCATATACAAGGCAAAGTGGTATCGCTCTATACGCAAAGCCTGCGCTACGGCCGTGCTCAGCAAATCCATCGCCGCGGCATACACTTCACTCATCACCTTCTTCGCCGCTTCATACTCGGCTTCCACCTGCCGACTGGATACTTCCATTGTTCTAGCCATTACTGCACCAGTAGGCAGCGAATACCCCCGAGCAGCCCCATCATCGAGGATGTTATCCAGCGCCTGCTTGACTTCAGACGAAAGAGTACGGGTATCGGACGAGACTAGAAGTCGTTGCACTACCTCCGACACCCACGGGGCAAACTCGCGGCCAGCCAAAACGTTCTTGACCCGCGCCTGAAGGTCGGCATCTTCTGAAAAGACCAGCTCGTCTTGCCACGCCAAAAGCTCTGGCTGAAACTCGAAGTCGACTGGATCGACCGGGTCTAGCTGTAAGGGCTCCAAGGGCTCTAGCGAAAGATGCAATTTCTTCGGCGGCTGTAGAGTGGGCCGCACACCATACGACAAGAGCGGAGCCGTAGCGTCAGGCATTGAGGATGGTGCAGGGATGTTGAGCGGAGCTGATGTCGGGTAATTCACAGGAGGCGCTGACGGATTCGCTCCCGCTACAGGCACCGACGGCTTGGCTACTGCATACGTTACAGCAGGAATTATCGGCGCTTGGAAGTCGTAATTTATCACCGACTGGATCGCGTTATACGCGATGCTCGACAGCGCTGGGAGCTGATACGAATACGACGACGCAATACCTGTCGTCCCCGTTGAAGTAGGACCAATCGACCTGGACGGTATCGTCGTTGCAGAAATCACACGTGGGTCAGGAGGCTCCAGAGAGTAGTTGGACAGCGAAACCTCGAAGAACTGATTGTCGCCTAGCAGGGTAAATACTGGGTTCGATGCCGCGTCAGGGGGAGCAAACGATACGACGGAAACGGAAGATAGGCATGCCATTTTTGAGCTCCTCAAGTCGTGGCAGCGCGGTACATGGTTTGCGCGGTGTTGCTGTCAGACCTGGTGTAGCTGTCACCAAGAGAGGCGGAGAAGTCGATGCTGGTTCCAAACCGCAACCCGGCAGAGGTCATCTGCGACACGGAAGCGCGCATACCCGACAACTGCCCCGATACACGGGAAGTCTCTGCATCCGCCAAAGTCTTGTAAAAATCGACATACGCGTCAGCCAAACGGATTTGCTGCTGTTGCGTGTCACGGTAAATCGAAATGATGGCGTCTGCGTACCGTGACGTAAGCCGGGCAATGGCGCTGTTCGTAGAAGTTACGCTGGAATTGTTCGCAGCAACGACCTGGTTCTTCAACATGTTTCCAAGAAGCTGAGACCGCTGGTTATCATTGGCGACATCCGCGATGATCGCAGAGGCTTCGTTGGCCATGTCGGTGTTCAGCGTATCGCCTAGCCGAGACAAGATCGTCGCACGAGTTTGTGCCGCCTGCGCAGCGACCACGGCAGCAGACTGCATGGCTTGGAACGAAACAGCCTCTGCAGAGACAGCCTGGGCCGAAACTTTCTCAGCTTCTGCACGGTTTTGCGCAATCACGGATTCGTTCCTTATCCGATCGGCTTGATATTGTGCCCGCTTGGCCGCGAGGTCGGCCGCCCACTGTGCGGAGGTTGCCTCAAATTGCGCAACTCGCACGGCCAGTGTCTGAGCCTTTGCCCTCATAGCCCGCATCTGAGCCGCATACGCAGACGCCAGTGCCCGCATCTGGTCGATCTTAGCCGCAAACACCTGAACCTGTGCCGTCTTGACATCCTGCTGCGCAGCATAGTTTTCGGCCTGCGCCCGGTTGATGTCCGCAATGAGCATCTCGTTACGCACTTGCTGAGCGAACAGCCGTGCCTGAGCCTTTATTTCTGCCGCCTGCGCCATGTACTGGACGACTTTCGCCTGCGTTTGCGCATATTCCAGATTTACCTTCTGGACGAGCTGCTGCACACGGTCTATCTGCGCCAAGGCTTCGGCCAGGACGAACTCGAAATCGGCGTCGTACAGCTCACCCTCGATGGTGGCCAGAGTTTCATAAGCCTCCGCGCACAAAGTGAGAAACGCTGGATGCACCCGCATGCGAACCCGCCAGACCAGCGCGCCATGATCTATCTGAGCCTGCGCCTGTTTCCGAGATCGGAATCGGTCGAGATGCTCCGCCGCATATGCTTCTTCGTAATCGAATCCAAGGCGAGACCACAGCCCTGCTACACGATTGCCGTGGCGCGCTACCGACGATTCCACCTGCTTGAAGAACCCGTCATCCACCGCGACAGTAAAGGTCCCGGTCAAAACCGCGTTGATCGTGTCGAGCGCATCCCGAATCTGCTGAAGCGTGTAAGGCTTGCGCTTGAACGTATTTTGTGTAATAGATGATAGTAAATCTTGTATTTGTGGTATTTGTATTTGCTGTACTGGAAATGGCTCTAGTGCAAAGTCAGGCATCGTAGGGATCGACAGCGCCGCCAAAACGATCTGTGCGGGTTCAGGCAAGGTGATGATCGTCGACGAAACCGTCGGCATCTCCGGCAGTTGAATGTCCTGAACCGATAGCGGTGTCGGCACGGAGTAATTGGGAATAGAGAAATCGTAATTCTGCGTGGAGAAAGAACCAATAGACGGCGCAGTGAAAGATGAAGGGATGTAAGAAGTTAGCCTGATTTCAGGTAACGTACCAAACGACGCAGTATTTACTGATAGATTCAGGTGCCCAGAGAAATAAGCAGATAGCGGCGTCGGATACGGTATGTGCAGGTTTGGATTCGGTATAGTGTAGGTAGATATGCTATAATTGAAACTATCACCAGAAGATACCAACAACGAATCAGCGTATCTGCGGATTGTAAGCGCAAAATCCTTTACATTATTGATATTTACGATATTTCTTTGCGCCGATGAAATAACCTGGTTGTGGACTGAACCCTCACTAGGAAGGCCCATATCGAGATATACATCGGTATATACAAACCGACCCATCATATTCTCCTGCGGGTTGGCGTATATTGCGCCTCAATGTACTCAATACGGAATGGCGCACCAGTAATACTGAACGACATCCACGTCGAACGGATGCCTCTCCCAGTCGGGATTCTAACAGCAGAAGGAGTTTGTGAAAACCGCGGCGATTGATAGGAAAAGACCTGCTGCTGGCCGAAGGCGTTTTCAGCTCTGACAGACAATAGCAACTTACCCAAGCTCGCCCCGTACACATAGACGTAATTCAGATGCTTTTCCTGCCGCACAGGAGCCTGCGCTTCGGCATTTCGATCTAGCAAGTACCCAGTCTCCACGCGCCCCGTAGAAACCGTGCCACGGCCTGTATAAACGCCCCCTGGCCCAAAGCCGTACTGGACTCCGACGAACTCGCGCACGGGCAGATCGAGATACCGGCTCATGCCCCACGACCTGAGGTCGGTAGTCCAGGCTGACAGAGGGTCGTTACGCTCCGGCATTGCGCGCGAAGTGGCAGCAAACAAGTCGGAAACGACCTTGAGCGCCGAGGATTCGACGAATGCGCTAACAGAGATACCAAACCGATCACGATAGAAGACGTTATTAGACAGGTCTGGCAAAGCTGTAGATGAAATACCGAACCTATCGCGGATGGTCGCGCGAGAATCAAGCCGGATATAAACAGAATCTGCTACCTTGAACGATTCCCTAGTTACATTACCAACCCCAACCGATGCCCTTGATTGGACACCAAGCCGCTCCACGGAAGTGAGCGAGACATACGATTCGCCAAATACACGAGAGCGCGCCCCAACCAAATCCCTAGCGACGGCCGCACTTGGGATCAAGAACGCAGACGACGTAGCACCTACTTTTTCCGAAACGGACTCGATTACTCTGGCAACCGTTCGATCTTTGACCCCGACGACTTCCTTCAAGTAATCCCGCAGAGTGTAGCTTGCAAACGCGGTCGACCGCACACCAATTCGCTCTCTGACACGAGCAGAGAGGTTATCCACATACCTAGACGACACATAAAATTTTTCGGTAACAATAGGGGTTTCTGGCGCAACGGATTCTTCTCCGAATGCAGCGCTCGTCGTGGCTACGAACTCAAGAAAGCCAGAGAATACCCCATACGATGTCGCGTCAGAAATACCTAGGAAATCTCTAGCGATACCAAACAAATTGTCTGATGCCGTCGAAGAATCGCGCGCCCAAACAAAGTCTTTCACCCCGATGCCAGGGACGAATGCGCTGCCGCCGGTAGCAAACCGATCTTCCGCAAAGCAAACCTCCGCGTCACCAAAGGATTCTCCGACAGCACCAAACGTACGGTCTTGCACAGCCAAAAAGTCTCTCGTGCCACCAGGCATGTAGTACGCATCGGAATAGAAGCCGACGGACTCTGTCGCAATATTCACCACACCAATCAATTCATAGATGGTGTCTGCGAACTGCACACCTGACTTCACGCCAAACGTATCCCGGTAAGTGTCAGACATGTCAGTCTCCAATTAAATGCCAAGGGAAACAGCCGAACGGAATACTGTCAAGCGGTATCTGTTCTGACAGTATATAGTTTCTCAATTCAAAAGCTTTAGCATACACAAGCGGCTCAAAATAAAATATTTTTGGTGCGTATGCTGTTATTGTAGTAGGCAACAACTCTATAGGGATATTAGATTTTATGTACATCTCTTCGCTTCCACCACAATGCAGCCTGAAGTACTCCACAGGTGGCGGCGATCGCAATGGGTTTAGGTAATCCAAGAATACAGGCCAAATCGAATCGGTAACAAAAAACCGCCCGGCGTAAGGGTAGTCTCCTCCAGCAAATACAAAATTGCTTGGATTATTTTCGTATGCGACAAAAAACAGATGTAGCTCGCTATAGGTTTCCAATGCATGCACATAGCCATCAACAATCTGATAATGGTGCCCTGGGTCTACCACCTGACATCCGTTATCAGTAAGATCAAAACTATAGCCAAAATGTATATCCTCAAAACACATAGTAGCAATCCCAGCGCGAGAGTCTCGTATGTCTATCGCAATATTTACAGTCCTCTTTAGCCCTCCACCAGCACAATACAATGTATTTTGCGGAATGACATACGGAGGTGAACGACTGCTCTGAAACGCATCATAAGCTGCAACAATATTCTCCACAGCTGTAGTAGAAATGTTGTTGTCTGGAACCCAAGAATGCTGCCCAAAAAACGAAATACTTCTAGATAATTTCGGCAAAATATTATAATTAGAGGTATTTACCAAGTCAACAAACACGTCATAATTCACCAAACCCTCGCCAACACTAATAAATTTACCATAGTTGTTTGTGTAAAATCCTGTATAAGCCATAAGCAATGGCATTGGAGTGTAAACGGAATTATAATAATACGATTCAAAATAATTATATCTCCCAAAGATACATAACGAATCACATACAAAAAACGCTTTATACGGAGCGAACTCAAACCCGGGGATTTCAGTCAGTGGAGGAAACGCCTCCGTCCAAGAGTTAGGGTTATACGGATTGAACAAAACATAGCTGTCTGACACAGAATCCCACGTCTTGTATATTACAGAATCATACCGTCTTGCAACATATGAAACATTCCCTCCCGCATCCTGCGCAACCAATGGTTCGTTGAAATACGTATAGTCAGGAAGAAAATCGTGCGCATAATATCTCTGCCACAACCCATTAGTTACACCGCTATTGGGTAAGTATGGAGAAATAAAAGTGCTAACATTACCGGAACCAACCACATCTACAGAAACATAAGCCGCCCACTCAGGTTCGCAAGATACGGCAAGAAAATCCTCGTAAGAGCCAGATGCAAGAATGGCGATAGCTTGCTCATCAGTAAGCAATGTTGCCTTGTAAATATCTACAAATCGCGTCAAACCAAGAGTAGAAATTACATCTTCCGCAAGAGATGTATATTCTCTGTCTAGCTGAATAATGTCAAACTCAATAGTAACTGCATGAGAATACGTAGCATGGCCAAATGAATCCTCTTCATAGCAAACATTCGCTGCCATAGAGCGCTCTGCCGGAAAAAACGGACTCATCAAACTAGTAAACTTTGTAAACGCCCACCCGTGATCTAATGATATAGCCTTATTAGAATAGAACCAATCCAATAGCTGGTGCTCTAGTCGTATGACTACACCAGAATTTATCAAGCGCTCTAGCTCTTCATCGTCCTGCGGGAAGCACTCATCCGTAGGAAATCCACCAAGCAACCAAAACAAGTCAGCGAATCCATCAGAATTTACGCCGAGCTTATCTTGCCCAAGCATATCGTAGTTATACGCTATATCGTATAGTTCAGTAGTTGTATTCCCTTGCACTGATTTCAAAAAGGAGGGCGCTTCTGCGTGCGTATCAGTAACGACGTTGCGCAATGTCGGGTTCAGCGACAGATAGGCATCTCTAACTGCAGCATCAAACGATGCACCGTCTCTAGGCAGCGGCATAAGAAAAACACCACGAGTACCGATCTCACACAGGAAAGGCTCCCAAATTCGCTCAGGATCGGAAGACTGAATAAATGGCGCATTTGTTTTAGGAGCTCGTCTAGCCCATACAATACCGTGAGTGCGCCCCCAACGGTAGTCATACTTCAGTCTCATCGAGAGACCAGAATCAACAGCATCATCCAAAGTCATCGAGCCGTAAGATTGCAAATCGTCGTCTGTAAGCGACGCTGCGCGCGAATCTTTCGCATACTCAATATCCGTCTTGTCGTCATCTACCTCCGACGGGAGAACTCTACCAACACCTAGCAGAAGCTGGATGACCAACGGAAGTATGCCTGTATAACGCTTAGGATCGCAGCGGTAGCCTTGGAACTTGTTGGAATCGGAAGATACCTTGCGGATAGCCGCATCAACTGGAATGCCCAATTTAAAACAAGCTACGTCCGAATAAGGCTTGTCGTTAGACAATTCGTAATTAGTCACAGCCCAACGGTTATTATCAAGAAAATAAGTAGTAGATAGCTTTAGAGTTGTAAGAGAGGCAAAATCAGAACTATACCCGGCCAACTCAGCAATTTCACTAGCCGCGGCCACCAATTCCTGATTAGTAGAAATCCCAGTGTAATGGTACAAGATAGGAACTACAGAAGTACTAGGTTTGACATACTCTTCTTCTTGTTTTTTCGCAGTAACCTCTAAATTTTCACCAACAAAATGAATCGTCTTCGCATGAGGCAAATTAATTATATACGCCATCCACCCATCAGGAAGGTCGACCGCACGAATGGACTGACCATAACCGCCTAGCGTCGCCAAAGTCTCGTAACGAGCAGCAAGGTGCAAGCCAGCATCGACGACGTGTCGAGGCGGAGCGTCGCGATCATACGAGATTTGAAATCTGCTAGTCATGAGGCACCTAGAAAAAAGCCCCTGTAGGCAGGGGCTGAATAAGTCGATGGATCGCAGAAATCACACGTCAAGCAACTGGACCTCATACCCGAGAAGGTACGTGCTACCGTTATTCATCGCATACGGCTGATTGAACCGAGTGGCCGAGACCAGCACACCCGTCGTCGAACCCTTGGCCGCCGAAGACAGCAGCGCAGCGCCCGTAATCGTAACCGAAGACGCCGATACAATATTGAACGCAGCAAGGTTGTTGATGTTGGTTGCAATGGGCTGCGTAATCGTCGTCGAGGGCGTCCAGAGCACACGTGTCGGGTTGGAATACCCCTCTGTGTCGCTTGTGATTTCCGAAGCAGTCGACGGGAACGTCGCAGCAGTCCAGGTCGCGTCAGGCGTAACAGCGCCGGAAAACAGCGCAAGATACCACTGCGCCACCGGAGGCCCGCCAAGCAGCCCGGTCGTGATGAAGTAATTGAGACCTTCGGTCGGGACGACGTTGCTTTTTTCTTCCAGCAGATCACCATCTGCCGAAAACACTCGGTACATACCTTTGGCCATTACCGCCCCACCTAGCAGCATGCCCTCATCGGTATGTTCCACAAGACCGCGATCGACCCAACGAAGGAAGTCGCGCCCGTATTTGCGAAGATTAGTCGCCATATCAGATCTCCTTGACAGCAAAAATGCGGCTACCTACTCGAAAGAGACGACCGCGAAAAAGAGGCAAGTCCTTGATGTACTTTGCCTGCGGATACTGGATTTCTCCTGACGGCAATCCTACAGCAAAGCCGGAGGTTGTCAAGAAAATCGCAACCTGCCCCGACAATCCACCTCCGACAAGAGTACCATCTACCACCAGCGCAACACCAGGCGCGGTTTTACCAGCAACAGCCTGCATCGTCATGTCGCTTGGCGTGCGTCCAGCGAGCCAGAAAACCTTGTCTGCCGTACCGACGAAGATGCCGTTAGCTACTGGAGCCATCCACTCGATGTACTGCGGAAACATCACATAGTCAATCATCGGGTTGTGCGCACCGTAACGCAGCGGTCGAGAGAAGAGCAGCTTTGGCCCGCGAGCAACCAGCAGACGGCCATTCCAGTAATCCACCCACTGACCACCAGGCATAGGAACCAAAGGATCGTCCATGTCGTCGTCCGTGCGAACAACGCCGGACACAGGTATTACCGATTCAGAATGAATCCTAAAAACGCCATCAGCGTTAGCAAAAGTAGCATGTCCATTGAGCACCGTCCATGTTATGCGTTGATCGACAGGGTGAAACGGCATGTAGCCAAACTCCGACAGGGTGCTCAAATACCCATCAATTACTCCATACACCACCCCGCTATGCTCGAAGATCGAATGCGCCGTAACACCGCCCTGAGCCTCTACCCACTCTACGCGAGACTCCACTGCGCCGGTAGGCAAAACATCTACATCAGCCGCATCAAAGAGCGCCTCTACCGGCACATCTAGACGAGACCCAAGCACCGACATACCCGCAGGCCACGGCCCTAGCTTAGCAAAAGAGAATCCTTGAGGCACGTCAACGCTCCAAAGCTTGTCTTACTTCGTCGTACTGCCGGACGCACTGGTCGAGTGCTTCTCTGGTGCGGGCTGCGTCGGCAGCGTACCTTGCAAGAAACTCTGCATCTCGTCGAGCCAGTTGCGCTCCGGTGCAGACACAGTTAGTGGTGGTAGTTTCGGACACGGGTGTACTGTCTGAACGGTCGGGGCGCTCGCGCACCCCTGCAAGAATACTATCGAGCTGGCTAGAAATACTACGGACTTTCTTTTCGTATTCACGGCGCTGCGCCTCCATTTCGATGACGAGCTTAGCTTCTTTCTCGCGAGCCTGCTGAACCGCATCCAATGCTTTTTGCGCTATAACAGCACGCTCTTCTTCCCACGCCAATTTAGTAACCCTTCTGCCATAGTCATACCCAACAGCAAAGGTAGCAACACTAAAAACTACAGCAGCCAATGCAGCTAGCCAGCTCATCCCTCAAGTCCCATACACATACGGTACTCTTCCTCGCGTCGTTTGACCAACCCCGGCAGCACACGACCACCAGCATACACCCAACGAAGAAGCTCCCTACACGCACCTGAATAATCTGGCGGATTCTGTTT